GTCGCGTTCGTCTAGCGGTCCAGGACTCCCGCCTTTCACGCGGGCAACACGGGTTCGAGTCCCGTACGCGATGCCAGTTTTCTTTATTCTTTCCGGCGTCATGAACTGTTCATGACGCCTTTTTTTGTGTTCTTTCGCGTCTTGCCGCGTGCCGTTCTTCCCTTTCTCCCGCCTTCTTCCCCTTGTCCGTTTTTAAGGCGTTTTCACACTTTCATTTTGGATTTGGGAAGCGTCGTTCCTATCCGGGAACGGCGCGCTTTTGTGCAGATTGAAAGGGGGCGTGGGGTTTTGAAGAGTGCTTCGCAAGGCGGAACATACCGGAGCAGGGGCAGATAACGGCGCGTTTTTGAAACGTGGTCAAGGATGACGGCGCAGGGAATAAGCGTTTGATGATAAGGTGAATATGTATCTTATAGCTTACTTGCGTACTTATTACCGGATAATAACGGATAGAAGAATGATATATAAAAAAGATTCCGAAAAGAAAACACGGGGCAAAGGCGCAAACGGCGCGCAGAGCAGGGCCGGCATGGGGAAGGCAGGGCCGCCATGCGTGCGCATGATGGCAGGTGCCGGTGGGGGGCGGCAAGGAATCTTTTAATTGAAGGGCCCTGATCGCGGAGTTCGGCGGACACAGGGAAAAGCGGGAGTGTTCATGAAGGGATTTTTTTAGCGCACCATGAAGGGGGATGGCCGTGTTTTTGTTCGCGTGGGACTGCGGTTTTTTCGCAAAAGCGGACGGATGGCGGCGTTTTTTTCGTCTTCCGGGCGGCGGACGGGGGAAAGCGGCTGATTTGGAGGGCATTTTTTTCGTTTTTGAAAATTTCGCTTAATAGTAGAGAGAGCGAACGCCCGCCGTCGTGAATAGGTGCACGGCGGAGAAGAGTAGCGCGGCGCGGGAGGCTTCCCCCGGTGAATGAGACGAGCATTTGCCGGGTCGCTGGGGCTCCGGGAGCATGCAGGCTCCAGCAGGGGCTTGTCCGGCTTTCCGGGCGTTCGCTTTCTCATGTATTCGTGATATGGGACAGAAAAGAGACAGAGTAAACGGCGCGTTGAAGAAGGCTTTTGCGGAGAAGAATGGAAAGTCTTTGCGTTGGGCACAGATAGAAGCGGCCAAGGATTCCCCGGCATGGAGGGCTTTTCTGGCGGCGCAGTTTCCGCCGTCCTCCGCGGAAGCGGCCGGAGGCGGCGGAGAGGGCGCGCCCATGGGCGGAGCGTCCGATTTGGCGCGGGCCGGGGAGGCGAAGGAAAGCGCATGGCAGATTTTGAAGAGGATGGAAACGCAATTGGAAACGGCCGCCCGGTCCGGTGACGTGGGGCTGATTGCGTCGTTCACCCGTGCCGTGCGCGAAGCGCGCGCGAATTGGGAGCGGGCCGGACTGCATGAGCAGAGGCTTCAGGAGGCGGCCGGAAGTCTGGTGCCGGTCCACGTGTTTCACGAGATGCGGACGCGGGGCGTTGCGCCGCTGGCGGAGCTGATGGCGCAGCAGAGGGATTTTATCGGTTCCCGGCTGGAGGCGGCCGGGCGGCCGCGTTTTTATGAAGCCTGGGACGAATGGGCGCGGGAGTGGAACAGGAAGATTGATGACCTGAACGCGGAAATAAACGGATTGTTGAATCATGTTTAGCAAGTTGAAGATTCATGAGAAGCCGGGCGTGGTGGAGTGGGCGGAAAGATGCCTGGTCCTGCCGCGGGAGACTTCACCGAACGCGCCGGGGAGGTTTTCCACGGCGCGCATGCCGTATATGCGGGAGCCGCTGGAAAGCATCAGGGAAGAGGGGTTGCAGCATATTTACTGGTGCTTCGGCACGCAGTCCGGCAAGACGGTTTCGCTGTTGATTGCGGCGGCGTATTTTATTGACAATGACCCTGCGCCCATGTTGTGGGCGTTGCCTACGGAAATTCTTGCCAGGTCGTTTTCACGGGCGCGGCTCCAGCCGCTTATATCCAAGAATGAAGTGCTGGCGCGGCATAAGCGGCGTGACCCTGACGCTTTCACGGCGGCGGAAATGCGGCTGGATTCCATGGAACTTTACATGGTTGGGGTGTCGGAGCCGGGCAATTTGTCCAGCCGGCCCATTATGCGCTGCGTGATGGACGAGGAAGCGAAGTATAAGCATGAGAATAAGGAAGAAGCGCACCCGGTGGACCTGATTGAAGAGCGCGCGAAGGGATTTCACCGGTATCAGATTCTGCATGCGTCCACGCCTTCTTCTGAAGATTCTTATTTCTGGCAGAATTTTATTACCACGGACATGCGGAAGTTTTATGTGCCGTGTCCGCGCTGCGGGGAAATGATGCCCCTGGAGTTTAGCCGGAATACGGTGCAATGGGAAAGGCGGGAGGATCTGGAAGGGGATGCGCTGGCGGATTGGGTGCAGGATCATACGTTTTACGTGTGCCCGCATTGCGAGGGCCGGGTGGAGGATTGGGAGAAGATTGGGATGATGGAAAAGGGGGAGTGGCGGCCGACGAATCCGAACGCCTCCCGCGCGCGGCGGGGGTATCACCTGAATTCCCTTTATTCCCCGTTTGTGACATGGGGGCAGATGGCGCGGAAGTTCATTGTGGCTCAAAATGACCTGTTCCGGCAGGTGGCCCTGCACAATTTCCGGAACGGCTGGGAGGCGTTGCCGTTTACGCAGTATGAAATCAAGGTGGGGGATGACAGCGTGCGGGGGCTGCGCGGGGTGTGCCGGCGCGGAGAGTTGCCGCGGCATTATTATTATCTGGTCGTGTCCTATGACCCCGGCCAGAATCAAACTCATTGGGTGGCGCAGGCGATAGGGCGCGGCGGGGAAACATGGGTGGTTGATTGGGGGACCCTGCTGGGCATCAGCACGACGGACGCGACGCCGGGCATAGGGGCCCATTTTGAAAGCCTGGAGTGGGGCGGGGTGCGTCCGGATTTTGGGCTGATTGATTCCGGGGATTGGGCGCAGAAGGTTTATGACGAGTGTTATAAGTATTACGGCAAGCTATGGCCTACTAAGGGGAGCGGCGCGAATTTCGGGAGCTGGAATGTTAGTGAAGTGAAGTCGCATCCGGGGCTGGAGCTTTATTTGTACGTGGACCGCACCGCCAAAATGGAGCTTTACGCGGGGCGCATCCAGAAAGGGGCGGCTCCGGCCCTGCATTTGCCGGAAGATGCGGATCAGGATTTGCTGGCCGGATTGTCCGGGCAGCAGCTTGAGAAGCCAAGGGGCGGCGGCCTGGCGCAATGGCGGAAGCTGCCGAATGACCATTATGGAGACTGCGTAAAAATCGGGCAGGTGTCCTGGTGGGTGCGGCGCGGGGATTTTTACGCGGAAGAAATGAACGCGATTGAAGAAAGGAAGCAGAATGAAGGAGTACCGGAAGAATGACGTGCTGGAGAGGCTGAAGGCGGCCGGGTGCGAATGATAGCGGGTTTTGAAAAAGCTCCTGAAGGGTATGAACCCCATTGTACAGGCTTATGTGGAAAATTATGATTTGCCGGATTTGCAGGGAATGCTGCGGGAAAAGCTGGCGATTCTGGAAGGGCGCAAGGAAATAACCGGGGCCTCCACAGGCGGCGGAACGTCCTACACCGCGCAGGAGACCATGAATTTAAAGGATCATATAGCCTGCTTGCAGGAGGCAATCACGGTCAAGAAGATGGAGGAAGGGGATTTTTCCGGCCTGGCCGCCGCGGATGACGGCGTGCGGGAAGTGCGGTTTGACCATACCATAACACGCTTTTGACTATGGGCAGGAACAGAAGGAACGTGTATGCCGGGGCGCGCCGCGGTCATGGCGCGCGGGTGAAGATGAACCGGGAACCGGAAACGGCGCGGAGGGAGATGTGGGGAGGGTATGCGGCCGCGTTGCAGTTCGGAGGCTCCAGCGTGTTATACTGGCCTACGCTGGACAGCCGGTTTGAAGTGGATTCCTGGACGCTGGACCGGGTTTGGCGGAATGCGCGGAATCTGGAAGCGAATTCCGGGCTTGCCGGGAAGGCCGTGGCGGATGTGGTGGAGTTGCTGGGCTGGCTGGTGCCCCATGCCTGCACGGCGGATGAAGACTGGAACCATGAGGCGGACCAGATTTTTATGAATCGGGCCGTGAATCCGGAATTGTTTGACGCCCGCGGAGAGCTGAATTTTTTTACGGCGCAGATATGGAGCGAGCGGCAGCGCGTGATTGACGGCGATATGCTGACGGTACTGACCAGCGGGCCGGATGACGGCGGGGCGTTCGCGTTTTACGAGGCTCCGCAAGTGCAATCTCCGGCTGATGGGGGGCAGGCGTGGAATTGCGGCGTGATGAGGGATAAAAACGGGAGGACGGCGGCTTACGGGCTGCGGCATCCGGACAAGGGGGAGGTGACGGTGATTCCGGCCCGTGATGCTATTTTGTACCGGCACAACATGGGCGGCGGAAAGCCGCGCGGCCTGTCCGATTTGCACCGCGCTATCCGGAATTTGCATGATGAGGCGGATATTGTGGGGTATGTCAAGCAGTCTGCCAAGCTGGCCGCCTCCGTTGGGCTGGTGGAAACGGGGGACGCGGAGAAACGGCCGGGCATGGGGACCGTGGGCAAGGTGTCCGTGGGGCCGGACGGGCGCAGGGTGGAGCAGGTGTTGGGTGGGCCTACTGTCCACCAGCTTCCGCCCGGCCGGGATTTGAAGGTGCTGACGGATAACAGGCCGTCTCCTAATGTGATGGCGTTGCTGAAGCATTTGATGGATGAGGTGGCTTATGGCATCGGGCTTTCCCCTGCGTTGCTGTGGGAGCCTGACAAGCTGGGAAGCGGCGGCATCCGGTTTGTGATGCAGAAGCTGAAGCGGTGGCTGAAAATCAGGCATGCCTACAGGCAAATGTGGTGTGTGCGGGTCTGGCGTTTCATGCTGGCGCGGGAAATGGCCCTGGGGCGGCTGCGCTTGTGCCGGGATCCGCATTGGGTGCGGTGCCTGTGGACGCCCATGAGCGACATGACTATTGACCTGGGGCGGGAAGGGAATCTGATGATTAACCTGGTGGATTCCGCGCTGGCGGATCAGGATGGCTGGTGCCTTGCCAATTACGGATGCACGTTTGAGGAAATAGTGAAGAATAAGATACGGAATCTGAAGATGGCTAAAGAAGCCTGCGCCCGGAACGGACTGACCCTGCAAGAGGTGATTCCGGGAGCGAACCGCGGCGGGGTAGCCGCGGCGGCGGAGAAACAGGAAGATGAAGAGCCGGGAACGGGCGGCGGGGAAGAGGAAGATGGCTTGCATCCCCATGAATAGCAATTTTGAAAAAGCTCCTGAAGGGTACAGAACAGTAATAAGTGATGAATAAGATTGTTTTTGCGCAGATGGCGGCACGTCTGGAAGGCGGTGCCGGTGAACAGAAAAAAACGGGCATGCTTGCCTTTTCCCGCATCATGGAGGCGGAAGAGAAGGTAGGGGTGGCTACCATTTCCGGTTATATCGGTTACGGCAATGCCACGGTTGACGAATTTACGAAGCACCTTGAAGAGTTGAAGGCGGAGGGGTGCACGAAGTTTGAAGTCATCCTGAATTCCATGGGCGGCAATTTGTTTGAGGCGTCCGGGATTTACGACATTATCAAGGGGTGCGGGATGGAGGTGACGGCCAAAATTTACGGGGTGGCCGCTTCCGCCGCGACGCTGATTGCCTGTGCGGCGGGCCGTGTGCTGATTTCGGAAAATTCCCGTTATATGGTCCACCGGGCGCGCGGGTGCGCGGTGGGGACGGTGGAAGAGATTGAGGCTTACGCGGCGGATCTGAAGGACGCGGAAGGGCAAGTGACAGGCATTTACGCGGAGCGTACCGGAAAGAGCGCGGAAGACGTGATGGCCGTGCTGAACGCGGAAACGTGGATGAACGCGGAAACGGCCGTGAAGGAAGGCTGGTGTGACGAGGTTATTTCTCCGTCCGCTGCGGATTCCGGCCAAAAGGAAACGGCCGCGCCGGGGAAAGAAGAGGACAGCGGCGGGGAAGGGGAAGACCCTGACGAAGAAGAGAAGGGCGGGCCGCCGCAGAATTACACGGTATTGCGCCGCATGATGGCCGCCGTGGGGCTTGCCGGGAAAAACAGCGTGGAGGAACTGGAACGGGAAGTTGCCCGGCTGGTGGCCGAAAACGAAAGGCTGGCGGCGGAAAATGACGGGTTCCGGGGCATGCAGGGGCAGCAAGCGCGCGTGATGGAGGCGCACGAGCGGGAATTTGAGCAACGCGTGAAGGAGGCCGTTGTGCGGGAAATGGCGGCTATAGGGGTTGCTCCGGTAGGGCTGCCGCCCGCGGAGGGAGCCACGGAAGAGCACGGAAAGAAAGAACCTGCCATGACGAACGAAAAGCTGAGGGAGATGGCCGCGCAGGATGCGCTGGAATGGATTATGGGGCATCCGCAGGAGGCCGCGCGGCTGGCGGAGCAGCCGGGGAAATAGCATCTTGGCCGCCATAGATAGATTTTTACTAACAAAACGCAAACATAAATAAAATATGAACAAGAAAACATTGATGAACATCCCGCGGAATGCCGTGATGGAAGGAAATGATGTCGCCGCTCTGAACTGGACCATTGTTTCACAGGCGGCTATTGCCACCCTAGAGGAAGAATTGGCTTCAATCAGCCGGTTTTCTCTGGATGTGTCCGGCGAGTTCAAGACGGACGGCGATTCCGTCAAGGTGGAAGTGATTGACGGAGCCGGGGAGGCGTTGAAAAATACGGAAGACTGGAATCAAAGCGAGCTGAAAACCAGCTCCGTTTCCGTGACGCTGAACCGTTATTCCCGTCCGGCTGGCCTGTCCTATAAGGAAAGGAAAAGCGGGGTGCAGCTTGCGAATAAGGTGCAAACGCTTGTGCGGACGGTCGCCAAGGCGTTTTGGAAGGACCTGATGGCCGCCATAGCCGATTCCGGGGCGGAAGTGGTGAATATTGGCCCGCGGGCCGGGTTCAAACCGGAAATGATGGCGGATGTGATTTGGCCGTCCATGACTAATGGCGCGGATGCCGTTTATTTGGACCGGATGTATTATTCCAGGCTGATTCCCACGAATGCGCTTGCTCTTAACCTGGCGGACGGGGCATATTCCATTCCGGGGGGAATTCACTACGTGGAAGGGGTGAACGTGCTTGCCGGGAATGCCGGGGTTGGTTTTGCGACGCGGCCGGACGCGCTGGCCGTTGCCGTCCGTCTTCCGAACATTGATCCGAAGCTGAATTTGGAAACGCAGGTGGTGGAATCTCCTAAGCTGGGGATTTCCCTGCTGCTGAAGTGCTGGCCTGACCAGGGGACGGAAACGGTTTACATTTCCGCGGAGCTTTTGGCCGGCGTGGCGGTGGGCAACAAGAACCATTTGCGACAGCTTTCCGGCGCAGCTCCGGAGACGGCGGCGGAAGGTGAAAGCGTTGAGGACGGCGGCGGGGAAGAAACAGGGCCGACTGAAGGGGAAGGGGCCTGACGGTTTTTTGGCGGAATCATGGGATAAAAGAGAGCAAAGGACCGGCGCGCGGGGTGTCAATTCCGTGCGCCGGTTTTTATTGAACGGATATGAGTTTAGCAGGGGAAATAAAAAAATTGCTGGACCTTGGGGATCATGAGCAGGAAGAAGCCTGGGGGGAGCGCGTGATGGTGGACGGTCAGGAATGCCGGGGCGTTTTTGCGCCGCTGGAAGGCTGGTATGAGGTGGAGCTTGGCGGCCGGGTGTGCAAGGTGCAAACGTCCCTGCGCGTGCGTCGGAAGGCGTTGAAGGGCGTTCCCGCGGCCGGGCGGAAGGTGGTGGCGGTCCGAAGCGGTAGGGCCTTCCGCATTGCGCGGGTGCGGGACTGGGCCGGAGACGTGGCCCTGGTGCTGGAGTTGTCCGAAGTATAGCCGGAAGGGGGGCGAATGGCGCAAGTCAGGTATAAAGTGGATATTTCCCGCGTGCTGAAAAGGCTGGCGGAGGTGAAGAAGGTGGGGGCTGACGGCATCAGGGAATTGACCCTTGAATATGCCAAGAGGGCCGCAAGCAAGGCCATACGCACCACGCCGCCAAACAGCCTGAAGAATGGCGGAAACGGAAAAAGAGCGTTGGAGGAACATATTGCGCGGGATATTGGCGGGGATCCGTTGGAAACGGATGTGAGGCTGAAGCGCGGTGAGGATGGAAGGCCGGTGCCCTATGCTTACCCCCGGAAGAAGCGCGGCGGGGTGTTGCTGGGGGTGCGCGGGAAAAAGTTTAAGGGCATGGCCACCGTTTCCGCGGATGCGTTTTTGCGGAGCCATACCCTGCTGAAAATGGGTCGGAAAAGCAGCGTGCGCGTGCTGAAGGGCGGCGGCCTGATGTCTCCGGGAGTGGCGCAGGCGGGAGACGTGCGAAGGGCTCTGGCGGAGCGAAAGCGGCATGTGGGGAGGATGGCGGCCGGGTGGCTGCGGGGCGCGCAGGTGGCCGGGCTGAAGAAGGTACCCGCGTGGATCGCGCGGCACGCCTCCTATTATGACGGCGCGGCGTCTCTGACAGTGAAGGGTTGCCGGGTGCGTTTTGAAATGGAGAATTGCCCTCAATATCCGGATCGGGGTCAGATGGCCCGCTTGGCATCGTATGCCCTGGATGCGGCGGGGAAGGATATGTTGATTGTTATGAGGAAGTATATGGCCAAATTGAGAAAGGAACTTAATTCATGATGACACAGGCAGATTGTTTGATTAAGGCGGTGATTGCGTGCCTGGAGGCGCGTTTTCAGGAAGACAGGGGGAACACGGAACGGGGGATTCCGGACGGGTTCCCGGTGCCGTTGAAGATGGCGGTGGACGAAGACCGGGAAGGGAAGGAATATGCGTTGTTCCAGGCGGCGGAAATGGAGGAAATGGTGGCCGGGTACTGTACGTATCACGCCGGAATATCCGTGGAGCTGCATTTGGACGCCAATGACCGGACGGCGGATGAAATACGGATGTTGCAGGCGTGGATGGAAGAGCGGCTGAAGGAAGTGGACCGCGCCGGGCTGAATGCCGTGGAGAGCCCGCGGCCCTATCGGAATTTCCTGGTCATCGGCAAGGTGAGGCTGGGGCCCGCGCAGGATGCGGCGGTGGAGGAAGGCGCGTTTGCGGTGACTTGGAAAATGACGGCGCCCGTGCAGTTTTGAAAAAGCTCCTGAATGGTAGATAGATGAACTCTAACACGAAAGGAAATAGATTATATGCCTGCACATATTGGAGACGTGCCCAAATACGGTATTGATTCGCCGGAACAGGGTATTTTTGTTGAGTCGATCGACTTTGACGGCCAACAGGAAATTTATGAACAGAAAAACAATGTTGGGAAAAAGTGTGGTTTGGTGATTGTAGATGAAGAACTTTCTTTTTCCATGTCCGGCGCGGTTTTATCAACCGGCTCTTCATCTTTGAAGATGGGGGGGACGCTGGCGCTTGCCAATGAAATTCCGCAGATTTGGCACACCCCTCCCACCGGAACCACGGTCTTCCTGAAGGGGGTGAAGCGCAGTTTGAAGAACACGGACGCGCAGAAGATGGACGTGAGCGGCACTGTTTACGGGTTCGGGTCGTCTTCGGCTGTCTGAAGCCTGAATAAAAAAGTTAGATAGTAAGATTGATGAATGCCGCAGACAATAAAAAACTGGAAAGTGATGTGGTAGTTTTTACCGAAAACGCCTCCAGATACGAAACGGAAAACACCATGCTTGCCGCGTTGCTGCTGACGCTGGGAGTAAACATGAAATGCACGTCCGGAAGCGTGCTGATAGGCAGCGGCGCGCGCCTTTCCGCGCCGGGCGGGGTGATTACCTGGCAATTTGAGCCGAAAAGCGAAGATGGAAGGTTTAGGACGGAGGAAGTAATCAAGCTTTTCGGGGATAAGAATTGGCTGACTGACCCGGAAAATGAAAGCCCGCTGGCTTACGTGGCGTGCGCGTTCCATAATTACAAGCGGTTATTGGATTTTGTGAAAAGCCAGGTGCCGCTTGCCGTCATCCGCAAGGGGAAAAGGAAGGCCCTGGTGCGGTTGGATGCGGATCCGTATTGGCAGGGCGTGGCGGAGGGTTTTCTTGGCGGCCGGCCTTTAATCTAACTTAATTGACAACCAAAAAAGCAAGAAAGATGGAACTACAGGAACAGGAAAGGCGCGCCCTGACGGAAGCGGCGTTGATCGGGGGAAATGAATTCCGCTGGAAGAACTACCGGCTGCGGTGTATGACCCTGGGGAGCATGCTGCAGTTGCAGCGCATCGGGAATCCTTACAGCCGCTTGGGGGAAATTAACCTGGCACCGGATGAAAACGGGCGGCACCCTTCCATGTGGGAAGCCCTGGGCGTAACCGACAAGGCGCAAATTGTCTATTATCTGGCGGAATTCTTGTGGGTTCACATGGGGGACCGGGAGGAAGTCAGGGAAGGGGTTTTTGCGCCGGAGGAAGACCGGCGCGCCCTGGTGGAAGCGGCTGCTATGAACATTCCCGGCCGGGATTTGGTGGAACTGGAATGCGCCGTGCTGGGGGATATAGAAGTGATTCAGGCGGGCATAGTGAATCCGGAGCCGGAAGGGGAGGATGAAGAGGACCCTTTAGGGCGTGGCCGTCCTGGGGCGCGGCCATGCTGATGACGGTGGCGCGTGCCACGGGCTGGCCGGAGCGGGAAATTCTGTGGGAAATTCCGCTGGCGCGGCTGGTGCAGTACGTGCATGCGGTCTGGAGCTATGACGCGACGCCGTGCCGGTGGAGCTGCTACACGGAACCCTCCGGGCATGTGGGGGACGTGCTGGAGCAGGCCCGGGAAGCGTGGAGAGAACAGATAGAGCAACTGGAATAGTCCGGTTGCTCTACTTTTTGGCAGGGGTGGAGGTGCCGTGGAAAAGCAGGTAGAGCAGTACGAGGACAAAGGCAATAATCCACGGAGTGCCATGGTACAGGATGGCAAGCGATACCCCCGCAAGAAAGGCAACGGCAAGAATTCTTTTCAGGACGTAAAGAATGAAGTCCATAGGTTAAATTTAGAACATTTACAATAATAGTCAACGGAAAACGATTATGAGCGAAGGGGCAACTATTAAAATTGACGGGGACGCTTCCGGCTTTATTGCCGCAACGGAGGAAAGCAGGAAAGCGGCAAGCGGCATGTCCGAAGCCTTGCAGGGGGCCGTGGGCGGAAGCACGGGGGAGGCCGTGAAGGGGCTGAAGGGCATGGATCAGGAGGGCCGGAAGGCGTGTAAACGGCTGAATGCCGGTCTTATCAATATGAGCGCCACCATTACGGGGGTAGGGGCTGCCATTAACGGCCTGCGGGCAGGCTGGGGCAAATTTTCCGCCATGCTGGCGGGCGGGGATGACCTGGAGAGAGTAACCCGGCGCATGGAGGCATTCACGGGCGGCGCGTCAAGCGCGGCGGAAGCGGCGCGGGGTGTGGTGGATTTTGCTGATACGCCGCCATTCGGGCTGGCGGAAACGCAACGGGCGGCGCAGTTGCTTCTTGGGTGCGGCGTCAGGGCGAGCGAGTTAAAAAGTACATTGGAGGCTCTTGGGAATGTGGCGGCTGGTGGTGGTGCCAGTCTGGAAACAGTAGCGGCGCGGCTTTCCAAGGCTTTTCAAATGGGGAAGGTGGATGTGGAAACATTAGAACCATTTACGTTAAGCGGTATTGACGTTATGGGGCAAATGGCAAAACAGGCGGGAAAAACGAGGGCGGAGTTAAAGGATATGATGTCTAAAGGGAAGGTCGGATTTAGCCAAGTTTTTAGTGCTTTGAAATCCATGGGTTCCGGCAGCGGGCAGTTTGCGGGGGGGATGGAGAAAAATACGCAGGATATAGAGAGCAGAGTGGAGACCCTGAAAGGCAAGGTTGGAGCGTTGAGCCGTATTTTTGCGGAACCGGTAACAAGCGGCATCAAGGATGCCATGGACTCCATAGGCGCGTCATGGGCCGGTCATGGGCCGGAGGTGGAGCGCGGCTTGAGGAAAACGGGTGAATTGCTGGGGGGGATTGTGAAAGCGGCCGCGCCTATCGTTTCCGCAGTAGGGGGCGGCCTGGCTTCAGTAGCCGCGGGAGGCGGCCGGGTTGAAAAGATGATCCGTAGCGGCATTCTGGCCTGGGGGGCGTGGAAGGCTGTAGGCATGGCGGCAAATTCTTCCGTGGGGCGTTCCATTCAGGCGGCGGCCGCGGCTTTCCGGGTGGATTACAACAATGAATTGCGCCTGGCCGGGGGAAATATGAAGAGGTTTGATTCAGCCGTTCGGGCGGTGGGGTTGACCGCGAAACGCACATGGGCGCGCATGGGGGCCGATTTGGCCGCTTCCCTGAAGGGGCCGGCCATTATGGCGGCCATTGCGGCTATTTCCTATGCTGTATCGGAGTTGTATAGGGTAGGATCTGATGCGTTTGGCCATGTGCCTAAAGACGTGCAGGAAAAGGAAAAAAATTTTGGCCGGGATAATATTGATTTTGATGAACGGATCAAAAAGATGGCCGGGGAGGCGTCCAGCAAGCTGGACGTGGGGCGCGTCATGGATGAATATGACTCTGAAATTAAACGCCTGAAGCGCGAAGAAGAAGACCTGCTGGCGGAAGATCCGCTGGGGAGAATGACGGTTGCGGTGCAGGATAGGCTGGTGCTGTTGCAACGTGAGCGGAAGGAGTTGCAGCAGGTGGCGGAAGCGAACGCGAAAGCGGCGGAGACGCGGGAACGGGCGGCGCAGCGCGGGCAGCAGACGGAAGAGGCACGGAAGAAGACGCTGGAGAAAATCAGGGAAATACAAGATGAATTGTTATCCCTGGATTATGACCGGGCGGAAGAAGAGAGGGAGAGGCGGCGCAGCGGAATGGGGCTGGAGGACCGGAAAAAAGACCTGCTGGGAGGATATGGGAGCATGGAGGGCCTCAAGAAGGCCATTGCGGAGCAGAAAGCCCTGCTGGATGGCGGGGACGCCGTGGACGGCATGTTGAATCTGGAGGGGGTGGAATCCAGAATCAAGAGCCTGTATGAATTGCTTGGCAAGGTGGAAGAGGTGGATCGTGAAATAGTGGAGCGGAATAAGGAATGGGACAAGGCGGAAGCCAAACACCAGAAGCAGGCTGCCCTGCTGCGCGCGGAAATTCACGGGCAGAAGGATAAGCTGCGCGTGTTGCAGGAGCAGGCGCGCGTGCTGGAGCTGCAAAACCAATATGAGGCGGATGGCATGAGCAAGGCCCGCGCCGGCGCGGCGGCCCGTGAAATAGCCGCCCTGGAGCAGAACAGGAACCGGGCGCAGGCCGGGCGCGAATACCGCCGGCAAATGGCCCTGTTGAAAGCTCAGGCGGAGGGAAACAAGGCGGAAGAGCGGCGGCTGAAGATGGCGGAGCGCATGAAGGAAATTTATGACCAGCAGCGCGGCTTGGGGATAGACAGGAAGACGGCCATGAGGCGTGCCCGTGGCATGGCCGGGTTGGAGGATATGGTGGAGCGGCGGAAGGACCGGAAGGAAGGGAGCGGACCCATAGCGGACAGTCTGGCGCAAGTGGGCGGCGGGGGCCGCTCCATGATGGGGAGCATGCCGCAACTTACGGAAGCGAGGAAGCAGACAAATTTGCTTCAGCAGATCGTGAAAAACACGGGCGCGGGGCGGAGGGGAACCCTGAAAACGGTGGCCAGGCTGGGATATTGAAATAGCCGCTAAATGATAGAGAGAGAATAATAAATATGGGAAGAAAAATTAACATTAAGAAGCGGGAAACGCATGAAAAGACGCTGGAAATAGAACGGGGGGATGAAGGGGAAGTAAGGGCTGTGGGGAGGATTGTTTACACGGACAATCAGGAGGGCTGGAATACCCGGTGCCCGTCAATAGGGTCCGCTTATCCTGATGATGCCGCTTTGAGGCTCAAAAAGATAAGCATGGAAGGAATGGAGGGGGATATGGTGAGGGTGACGCTCTATTACGAGTTGCCGCGGGAAACGTCTTTTGAATTCGGTGGAGGGGAGGAAGTGGAATATTCCATGGATTATTCCTGCTCTGAACAGCCGTTGCTGACGCATCCTGCCTTTCAGGATATAGATGGAGAAGAAAAAGATGCGTTGATGGCTATGGCGTCCGGGGCTTCTCCTAAAGATACGTTTGGGAAAGAGGATAAGGTGATTGAGGATGTTGTGAAATCGGAGGCCGGAAAGAAGGCCATGGAAAAGATGCGTAAAGGGCAGGTTAGTTTCTTGTGTCCTGGTGGGGTGTTTTCCGTAACTTCTACCGTTCAGGCGTTGAGCCTGGCCGGGGTTGGGAAAAAAGGATCTCCGGGAAGCGGTGCGCCCGCGGTAAGCGGAAAATATAATTGGATTAAAGAAGGAGTGAGCGGCCGCAGAACGGGAACCGGGAATTGGCGTCAGACGGTTTCCTGGAGGTTGAGCGGTCCGGATGGCTGGGATTCTGATTTATATTGATTTATGATTAGCTGGCCGTTTTTTAATCAAGGGGAAGAGTTGAGCGCGTCTAAGTTGAGGCGTCTGGTTAAGGGGTGCCGGGAGCTGGAGCAGTTGGCCAAGTCTTGCCGCTTGCAGAACGGGGTTGGTTATACATTTAACCGGGGGCTGGGCGGCACGTCATTAACCATAAGGCCGACGGGGGGGAGGAACAAAGCAGGAGACGGAGAGCCGTTTACGCTGAAGAGGCTGGAAAAAGGGGATGCGGGATATAAGGCGTATTTCTGGCCCGGCATGGTTTTTGAAGTGCATCCGGGAGGCGTGCGGCGCATTAAGCCGGAACTTAACGGGGAGAAGATGGATCAGGCGGAGGAACCGCCTTTTTTGTCCGTGCAGGGAGGGGATAAGGTATTTTTGTATCTTGAGCGGAGCGCGGATAACCATGATTGCATTACGTATGCGGAAGTGACGGCGGAGGAAATAGGGCTGGCGCGCGCGGTCAGAATTTATCTTGGGGAATTCGAGGAAGAAACGGATGAAGCCGGAGAAAAGGTCTTGAAGTATCATGAGGCGTGGAGCGGCCATGTTCATTATGCTCAAAGTTCCCTGAATGAGGGTTGGAGGGTTGTGGTTGATACGGATGAAGAAGGCGCGCCGGATATGGCCTATGTGAAGAAGGGCGATATTTACATAGCCGGGCAACTGGCGCAGCGCGGAGGGGGTACCTGGGAGGTGGCACCGAAAGAAGAGGGGGAAATCTGGCTGGAAGTGAAATGCACCGGGGATGGCGTCATTACAAGTGCCGAACTGAAAGAAACGAAAGGATCTTCCAAGCCGCTCCAGTATGTAGCGGAACCGGATGATGAAGAAGCCGAAGAGGAATTCACCTATTGCTTCCTTTTGGCGAAGGTGGAGAAGCTTGAAGAACCCTTGCCGGAGGATGGTAATTTGCCGTCTCTGGTGTCAGTAAAACAGTATGCCCTGGGAGCGGTTTATTGCGGGGTTGCTCCTGATGAATTGGGGTTGAAAGCCGGGAAGGGGATAGAGATTGTGGATTCAACGGAAGAGCGGGAAAAAGAAATTGCCGCTCTTATTGAGGACGCAAAGGAACCTTCCAACGGAGATTGTTCCCTGATTTACGAAGAAAAGGAAGACGGCGGGAACTCCGAAGGAAATCAGGGAGGGGATCAGGGAGGGGATCAGGGAGGGGATCAGGGAGGGGATCAGGGAGGGGATCAGGGAGGGCAAGGCGAAAACAAGGGAGAACCTTACAAGCTGAAACTGTTATGTTCTTCTGACGGCTCGGTCAACATTAAGGATGAAGAAGGAAAACTGTCATTTTCCGCCCAAAAAGTGGAACCTGGGGATGGCCTTGAATGGAAAAAGGAAAAGGATCAGGACGGGAATGACATTGATACGCAGATTTTACAGGTCAAGATTGATTCAACGGAGGCAGATTCTCCCAAGCCGGGGAAATGGCCTGTAAAGTTGTCCGTCTCTCCTGAGGGATTGAAGGGGGAACTTGATTTAACGGTAGATACCAGCGTTCATGATTTAGGTGGAGGGGCTTCCGTGGGATTGTCCAATGCTACGGCGGGGGTATTGTCCCTCGTGGTCACTCCTGGAGGCGACGCGGAAGAATTGAGTTTTCGCGCCCCTTTGCGGAAAAATGGGAAGTATGTTGTGCTGGATTATGTCAAGGAGCCACACACCTTGCCGGACGGAACAACGATTGCCTTGGGGTTATTAGGCACCCAGCTTGATTTGGTGGTAGATACGTCCAACACGACCGGCGGCGGGGACGGAGCCATGATCAGCGATTCCTGGACAGCGTTGGCCTGCGACACTGACCACGCCTTACGCCTGCACCGGGACGAAAACGGACAAATCTATATCCAGCAGGGGCAATGGATTACAACATCCCAAATATATTCACCAATCAACTAAACAACAATGAACTACGCCATATTTTGCTATCGAGAAGATCACCAATGCCTGGGGCTATGTCTGGAACAGATACGAAGCATTGACCGGGCCGCCCAGTTTTATTTATTTGATGATGCCGCGAAGCCTTTATTTCCGGCACAAGTCCCCGCGGGAAACGATATATCCTACAAAATCACCTATTTTGCGCGCCGGGGGAATTTGAACGGCCTGGAATGCGTGCGCGGCATGCTGGGGTGCATGCTGGACATACCGGGGGATGATCCGGTTATCAAGATTGACGCGGATACGTTGCTGATGGACCCGGCGGAGATTATACGGTCCCTGAAAGACCGCGGGAAAGTAGCGGGGGGAATGCAGTGCAGCGTGCCGCTTGCCTGGGCCGGCTGCTGCTACTGGCTGACGCGCCCAGCCATCAAGGCCGCGCTGGAACTGCTTGCCCGGCGGGAATGGCCGGAAAACGCCCGTCAGGAATATCCGGAAGATGAAACCATTTCAAAAATTCTGTTATACCTGTACGGGTCCGCCGGGGTGGACGTGCTGGAATTCCGGGGCGGGCGGCGTCTGATTGGCGTTCGGACGTGTGATCCGCGCGATCTGGCGGAAATCGCCCGCCTGGCGCGCGGCGGCGTGTGCGCGGTTCATTGCGGGCAAATGGCGTTTTATCATCCTATTGTGGAGCGTGACGGAGTGACGATCCGGGAAGCGTGCGCGCGGGTGATGTGGTGGATATTGCATGCTAGCGGGCCTGATTCCAAGACTTTTGAAAAAGCTCCTGAAGGGTAGGATGGAGCTTTATTTGGAAATTGAGAGCGGGATTTTTCGGAACCGCACGGGTGATGAAAATATGAATTTGTGCGGGGTGCGTCTTGTCCGCAGGCAGGATGTGCCCGTGTCTTTATCCTTTTTGGGGCGTGAGCTTGAGGCCGGGCGCGTTACGTTGGCGGCCTATCATAAAAGGAACGGGCAGTTATTGGCTTATCAGGAAGAGCAAATAACGGACGGGGCCGTGGCAATGGTGGTTGATTTTGATACACAGGAAATACGGGCGGCGGCCAGGGACGCGGAGGGCAAAACTATAGAGGCGCAGGTGGCCGTGCTGGTGGAGACGGAGGAAGGGAAAGGTGTTTATCATTCTCTTCCGTTGAATTTCTATCTGGAGCCGGGGTTGATAGGGGATGAGCATTTGCCGAATTCTGCCCGGCCGGCATGGGAAATGATGTATGAAACTGTGGTGAAAAAAGCCGAAGAAACGGAAGGTTATGCAGGTTCCGCTTTGGCCTCCAAAAGGGCCGCCGCCGCTTCCGAGGCCGCCGCCGGCACGTCCGCAACCAACGCGGCTCGTGACGCTAAGAGTGTCCATGCCGCTAAAACGGCTGTGGAGTCGCTGGCTACCACTTGGCCGGAAACGGTCAGGGAGGGAAAACAACAGATTATTGAGGCCAGGAATGAGGCTGTTACTGCTATTCAGGACAAACAGGCTGATTCCGTGCTTGCCGTGGGGCGGGCCTCACAGACCGCGCAGCAGAATATAGCCAGCGCGCAAAGTACCGCTGTTCAAGCCGTCCAGACAGCGCAGACGGAAGCGGTGGGAGCGGTCACGCCCCTTGTTCAGCGCGCCGAAACCGCCAAAGAGGCTATAGATCAGGCGGAGAGGCGTATCAATACGGCGGCAACTAATGCCACGACAGCGGCCACCAGCGCGGCTAGCTCCGCGACGGCGGCCCAGCAGGCCCTTGAGGCCATCCCAGAAGTGGACGCCTCCGGCAACATGACGCTGGCCGGAGGTCTGACGGCGGCGGGGGCTATTAACGCCAACGGAGGGGTGAATATTCCGCTGGCCGTGGGAGCGCCGACGGATACGGCAGCGGTCAACCGCCTGCATGCCGCAGGCTTGGCCGGAGTGACGGACATTTTTTCCCAGCACGCCTACCTCAACACGGGCAGCATTACGGCGACAGGGACGGCGGCAACTACCGCTTTCATTCCCGGCCAGTATGCGCAGGTTAGAGTGCCTGCCGGGACTCACAGCACGATTGTCTTTCCCTTCACAGGGCCTAACGGTCAACATAATTATTCCAACTTTGCGGGATTCTCCATTCCGTGGCGCATACTCGGCGCAGGCAAAATTACCATAGGCATCGGACGAGGCAGCAAAACGACAAGATCTGATTTAACCCAGGGATCGTACAGTATTATCCCTGGCAATAATCTGGCCCACAACAGCGGCGAAATTCTGGACATCACATTTGATAATGTACGGGATGCGACCCGCGGGGGCTACGTGGTCAAGGTGCGTGAGATTTACGCTCTTTCCAAGGCGGCAGGGTGGAGGGTGAAAACTACTACAAGTTTTGTGCCCGCGACGCATAACGAGCCTATACCTTCAATCGTTAATAAAATTATCTATCATCAACGAACCCAGTACAAATTCGAGAGCGAATATATTTCGTACGGCAGCCTCTATTTGCTGACGGGCGGAGGGCAGACGGTGCAGCTGCATAAAATCGCGGCGGTGCGCGGCGTTAATGCCTTTGAAACGGGCTTGGGGATTAGTTCGATAGTTACTGATTTGCCGGGGAACGCGAGCGGGGATGTGTACATGCAGGCGGGGTCTGCGGTGCGCACCCTCTACCAGCCCGGCAACATCAATCCCGTTTATTACGCGCTGGAAGCATTGGCAAGAAACGATATTGAAGCCGAAGAAACGGCTGATTTTGTGGACATTAACATACCTCTCTAATGATGAACGACGCAGAAATACAAATTCAGTTCCCGCAGCCCGGCAACTGGCAGGAATTCACCCTGACGCCCATTTATCAGGACGCGGACGGTTACACCCGGACAGACCGCTACACAGCGGACGAGATACCAGCCGACCAGGCACCGGCCATGCAGGCCGTCGTTGCCGCTCTGGTTGGACTGGCGGAACCGTGGCAGGCGGTGCAGGTGTGGGCCCGGCTGGGAAAAGATGTCCTGACCCTTGCGGAGGATGGTGCCTATACAATGATTGATGCGGTATCTTTGACCGTTGAGGCCGTCCATGCGGAGACCAAAGGCCGCAGGATTTTTACAGTCTCGGACTACCCGGCTTTTATCCTGACCGACCCCGCCGCCGTGGAGTTTTTCAATTACTTCACTACCTCTACCAATAACAACATAATCATATGACTACTAATAATCAATGCAATCATGCCGAGGCTATCGCCAGAGAAATGCACATGTACTATGCAGCCCAGGCACACAATGAGTCCAACACTCCAATCCCTCACTGGGCAGACCTGACGGAAAACGAACAACAAGGATGGATTGCCGTAGCAAATACTGCCCTCCCGATCATCGGTAAGCATGCGCTGGAAGATGTTCGGGCCTATCTCGGCCTCAAGGCTTCCGGCGCGTCCACTTGGTGGAAAAAGGTTCTGCTGGGCTTGGCCTACGCCGCTGTTGGTGCTCTTGGTTTTTCCCTGTTCCAGGGCTGCGGCCATTCCGTGGACGTGACGCCGAAAAAGACGGTGGTATGCAAGGACGGTTCCTGCCTGGTGCTGGAGCCGGGGCATATCTCCTATTCCCAGGCCCAGCCGGAAACGGACGTTCCGCCCGTCGTTCAATCCCTGAAAAAGTGAAGCCATGACCGGATCTGTTGTCAACGCGGGCCTGCTGGGGGCTAATGCCCTGTCCGTGATTGCGTCCGTCACGTCAGGCAACCCGTTTTTGGAGTACATCCAGAACGGGGCGAGCGTGGCCGCGGTCATGGGAATTTTTCTGTGGCGGGAAATGAAACGGGCGGAACGTTATGAGCGGCTCTATGATGACGAACGCAAAAAACGCATTGATGCGGAAAATAAGTGTTCCGGCTGTGAGTTCGTCCGCAAGGCGCATGAAGAATTTCTGGACAACAGGGACTAGTTCCAACTGTAAAGTTTTTCTTACCAGTTCCAACTATTTAACAATTAAATAATTATATGATTATCAAAGAATATCAGGAATTCAAACCCGTTCAGCGCGCCCTGGGGCTGAAGGCGGATGGGATGCCGGGGCCTAAAACGCTGGCCGCTGTAGCTCTGAAATTGCGCTGTCATGAAATATGGTCCGCGGTCCAGGCCGCCGTGAACGTGACGCCTGACGGTATCCCCGGCCCTGCCACGGCCCGCGGCATTGCCGCCGCCCTGGACATTGCCCTGCCCCGGTCCTGGCCTGACCAGGCAACCGTCCGGGCCGGTCTTTCCATTTTTGGGCGGCCAGGGGACGAAAACAACCTTGTTTCTATTGTCCCCCCTTATCCTTTATATTATGAGGGGCGGCCCGTGAAAACGATCCGCGTGCATCAGGCAATCGCCCAGGACGTTCAGGCGGCCCTGGCGGAAGTCCTGGCCGCGTATGGCCTGGACCGGATCCGCGCGCTTCACCTGGACCAGTATGGCGGATCCTACAATGACCGCAGCACGGCCGGAGGCAAAAGCAAGAGCATGCACGCCTGGGGGATTGCCCTGGACTTTGACCCGGTGCGGAACAGTTATTCCTGCAAAGCCCCCCATGCCGGGCTTTCCCGCCCGGAGTGTGAAGAGTGGTGGCGGATATGGGAAGCCCATGGGGCCGTTTCCCTAGGCCGTGAACGGAATTATGACTGGATGCACCTTCAATTCGCCCGGCTGTAAAACAGTAATCTTTTGAGCGTCAAAAAATTACAGATAAAAATATCTTGCGGAAAGTTCCGTTTTTCTGTATATTGGCCGTGCCGGGTTGGTCCCGGAACTAAGAAAGGAGGTGTAATATGTGATAATAGACTGGCATTCAATACAACGGCTGATTGAGCTTTTGATAGTTCTGTTCAGCTGACAAAAAAGGCCCCGGCTGTTCCAGCAGCCGGGGCCGATTGTTTAGAAGGTGAACATGTGATGTTCGGCAATCAATACGTCCTTACTATGCTCTTTTTGCCGGATTTGTCAAGCGTGCGGTTGTCATGCTGGCGCGGCTAATAAGGCCGCTTTTTTATCATCATCAGGATATTTGGAACGTATATTTTTTACTGCGCTTCTTTCCGCGGGAATCCCATTTGACGGTGCGGCCGTCATTTAGTTTGAATGTCTTCCCTCCATAGGTTGAATTAAGAAGGAAGGAAAAGCGTTTGTTGGATGCCTGGGTGAGTTTGTAACGGGGTATCTTGCTTTCATGCCCGGTTTCGTCCGTTTCCGTCACGTATTCCGTACGTGCGTCAATAAGAGATTCAAATGAGTTGCGTTCAATGCAGATTTCTATGATTTCGTCCCATTTGATTTCTCCGTATGTTTCACCGGGCTTCAGGCGTGCCGCCGCCGTTTGCACCAAGTCGCGCATGTCCTGAAGGTTTTGGTCTCCGCCTCCGTATATTTCATCAGGACGTTCCCCGAACGGATCGCCAATGCCAAGCAGGGAGACAATGCCCGCAATAATGGATGATGTGCGTTGAAACCCTGCTCTTGTTTTGTCCGGCATGGGCCGTTTTTGCTCTATCCAGTTGCGAACAAACGCATGCAGGCAGGCCAGAAGTTCCGCCCGGTTGCCGGAGTCCTGAATGGTTTCAAGGTCAATGACGCGCTGAACTGTCCGGTCCTGGGGATTGGATTCTGTCAAATTCAAGTCGCATATCAGCAGCCGGGAAGCAAGGTCTGTGTTCCACTCCAGGGAGTTTCCGGTGATGAAGACGGTGGCGCAGTTTTGCTTGGTAACAAGAGATTGCGTATGAAATGGGCGTATGTCTTGGGAGACGGAAGAAATGAAGGATTCTAAACAAGTAGATTGCAGCTTGCCGCGCAGGTTGTCAAAATAGACGTAGGGCGCGCGGGTGTTGAGGATGGTGTTCAAGACGCCCTGAAGCTTTTCGTCGTCATAATACCATGGATGTTTTGCGTTATTGTTGTACGTGATGCCGGTGGCAAGGTCTGCCAATAGTGATTTGCCGGATCTTTGAGAATTGGAGGTATAGACATAACCAAGTCGAGGTGAGGACAAGGGGAGCATGGCGGATGCGTACAGGGCGACGCAGGCGCAGGTATGGACCGCAAATGAGCGGGATGTGGCGGATGTGGCCCGTTCCTGGAGGTCAGAGGAAGACCAGTCCAGAAAGGGGAATTCTTTATGCCAGTTGCGCCAGATAAGCAAGGCTTGCTCCAACGGCATTTCCGTGTCGTAGTCCACGGCGGTTTTCAGGGTGTAGATCTTACTTACCGGATCATAGCCGCGTTGGTTGAGGTGGTAGGAGCCATTAGGGAGCATGGCCGGGGTGATTTGGTCGTGGATTTTGATCAATTCCGGGATGGCCGTGAGGAATTCCATGGATGAAAGGGTGAGCTTTGCTAGCGGTTCCTTCATGGGCTGGTAAACGAGCGTTGAATCATCTTTGGAGCGGAAAGCGCACGGGCAGATATATTTTTCCGCAGCGGAAATGAAATTGTTGGGGTTAAGGTACACGGTTTTGCCGTCGTCTGTGATATACACAGGAGAGCCGGCCAGATTATAAATAGGGGCATTGGCGCGTTGGAGGGCTATGGCGACGCGTTCGCACCATTGGGGGGTTGTCGTGCCATTTTTGGAGGGCATGGCAACTTTGATCCTTCCGTCCGGCGTAAGGTCGTCTCCGGCAGGGGCGGGGCCTGGTTGCTCCAGCCCGGCCAAAAATTGTTGAAGATCCGCGCCGGAGGCGTTGGTTAGCAAATTTTGTAATTTGAGAATAAGTTCTTGGGGGGAGGTCATTTTTTGGGAGGGAGTAAGGGAGTGAGAGATTGGAGGGCAGCATTGAGGCCGTAGGTGGTGCAGGCTGCGGCGGCTTGCTGGATCAAGGGCAACGGCCATTCATCCGGGCGGGCGACGATTTCCGCGGCGCGGGTTGTCCAGTCCTGTTCTACGTTGCGGAGCGGAGTGGCGTAGAGTAAGGGGCGCAGGGTAGGGCGCGGGTTGAAATACAAAAGTTCCTGAAGTTTTTCCTGGCCGTTTACGGTGCGATAGCAGCCGGGCAGCCGCGGCATGACAAGATGATTTGTGAGGGCCTGGATGTCCGCGCCAATGAGGGCTAAGGCGGGCTTTATCTGGTCCACATACCCGCGCCATTCTTCGTGTGTGGCCGCTTCCAGGCGGAAGAGTACATGCAGAGATCGGGACCCGGAGAAGGTGATGGAGACAATGGGGAGAGGAAGAGTAATGAGTGCCTGGAGCCATTGCTTTACGTCGTCCATTTGGTCTGATTCCAGCAAAGCATGACGCCAGGTGAGGACGCATTCTGAAGAGCGCCGGCTTTTTTTTCCGTCCCTGATGCGGTAAAATCCGTCCACGGGCTGCCCCAGGAAGATGATGCCGTCCGGCGCGGCCGTGGGAATGTGTTTGGCCTGGTCTGGCCAAAGGCACTGACCTTGCGTTTTCCGGTCGGCAAAAATGATTGTTTTTTCTCCGTGTGCCGTATCAAACAGGGCGCGTAAATACATATCCGGCGTAACTATGGCCGGATCTGTGGCGGAGATGTTGGCAAGGAAATAGCGGGATAATACTGGAGCCCCTTTTTCCGCCAGGGTGGCAATGACAGAGGAATCAAGCTGCGGGACTGGCGGCGGCCCTGTGGGGGCCTTGGGGGGCGGATTGTATTTGGCTTGCCCCTTGGCTATGCGTTTAGATGGAGGCAGGACGGCCGGTTCCGGTTTTTTGCGTCCCTGGGATTTGTCGGTGCCGTAGTTGCCCTTGGGGCGGCGCGCCGCATCTTCCAACTTGCGCCGGAGTTCTTTTTCATTCCACGGCGGTTCACACCGGGCGTTAAATGTTAGCAGGATAGGCCAGGCTTCATCCAAAGATAGATTATAGTCGTTTACAAGGATGCGGCATGCGCGGAACGTGGCAGCATGCCCGCCGGAGCCGGAAACGGCTGGTTCCAGGGTATCAATATGTTTTTGTGCGCGGGTGATGGCGTCCATGGTCAAAGGTCAAGATTGAGTTCCGGGTGTTTGCGTGTGCGGGGGGAGGGGGAGGCTTGCTTCTTTTTCCTGCGGTGTTTCTTTTGAGCTTTCCGGCTGGTCCAGGAAACTTGTGCGAGCTTGTGCAGGGCACTCTTGCCGTATTTGTCGATAAGAGCTTGCGCCTGGTCGGGGGTTAAGGAATCCAGGAAAGCGTTGCAGGCGTGCGCCCGCATGGATGATGCGCTGATTGTGTCGCTGGTCAGCAAAGCAAGATCGGAATGAGACAAGTTTTTTACTGATTCTGGACAGTATAGTTTGGCAAGTTTGTACACATTCCGGGTAACGCGCTGAGGATGGTAGCCGTTACGGAAGAGAATGGTGAAAATTCCGATAAGGATATGCAGGCGTGCATCCGCTATTTCTTCTTTTACCACATCAAGCTGATGATGATTCAAGCCGCATTCATAAAGTTGTTTTGAGAGTTCCGGAAAGATGGGAGCGGCATCAAAAGGCGCATTCCATTGCTCCTGTGTTTCTCCGTAGGCGTGCAGGAGGTGATCAAGCAGATCTCCGTAAACGTGTATAACAGAGGGGCTGGAACTCATAATGCACCCCCCTTCCAAGACAAGAATTGCTCCAAATGTGGAGCTAAAAACAAGATGTTTACTACACTTTTTACTACGCTAAATGCGTAAAATGTTGAAAGTAAACATGGAGGCGGGAGCGGGAATCGAACCCGCGAATAACGATTTTGCAGACCGTCGCCTTACCACTTGGCTACCCCGCCGCTGATGCTGTGCGCGGATACTAGGGAAAAGAACCGCGGGTGTCAATCTCGTTTTTGGAAAAGATGCTTTGTTTTTAAGTGAAGGACTCTCTGGAAACAGCCTTTTTCTTTGGCGGAACGGACAGAGAAGGAGAGAATGCTTGTTTTTTAAGGCATCATGATTGTGCGGCGGAATGCCGCCCGTGCCTGTTGTCAGATCTATATGGAGCAACTTTGTTCCAAAATGGCGTGAATCAGGATATAAAAATGCACCAGGAGTTTTTTTGCAAGTTCACGGCAGCACGTAAAATTAGAGGGGAGGTCGTTCCTCTTCGTTCCGAATGAGGGGGGACTACGTGTTAAACGTGTTGATGGGTTCAGGGAACGCCGCCAGAATACCGGAAGGCTGATGGTTCAGTCTTTCCAAAAAGTAAACAACAACAATAGCAATGAACAATTATATACCAATCAACAAGGCAGTTAATCCCGTCTGCATTTATCAAGGGAATGAGCCTCTTATCAGCAAGACGCTCGGAGTTGACGCGATGACGTTCAACTTTGACGGTTCGGCGTGTGAACACGCCACTTGCGCCGGAGCGCCGGAAATGTTCATCAAGGTCGAGGAAGACGGCCTGTACTATTTCGGCGTGGAAGCCGAC